CGATCGCCTACCGCATGATCTACAACGCGGCCGAAGCGGATGAACCCTGCCCGATGAACATCGACATCGAGATCGAGATCGGCGCCAGCAGCAGTAGCATGGGGCCTAAGACGGTGGCGCGCTTGGAGGCAAAGGGTCTGATCACGGTCAAGCGCCACCATCGCGCTCGCATTGTCACGATCGTGGCTACGGGCAAGACCACAGCCTGCCCGCCTGACCAACGCGTGGACCTGCCGCGCCGTGACCGTGGCACGCACAGTGATGGCCCGCTGTTGACCGCCCTGGCCGAACTGGGCGTGCCCGAACAGGTGGCCGATCTGATGCTCGGCGGTCTGCCCGCGCTGGGCAAGCTGGATCGCTTGTTGGACCGGGCGAAGGAATGCGTTGCCCGTCGGCGCAATGGCTATCTGCTGGGGGATCGGTGATGTCTCTCACGCCAAGGCAGCAACGATTCGTCGAGGAATATCTCGTTGATCTGAACGCCACGCAGGCAGCCATTCGCGCGGGCTACAGTCCCAAGACCGCCGAGCAGCAGGGTAGCAGGCTGTTGAGCAATGCTAAGGTTGCCCAAGCCATCTCTGTGGGGCGGCAGGCATTGAGCGAACGGACCGAGATCACGCAGGATATGGTCCTGAAGCGGCTATGGGATATCGCTAACGCCGACCCGAACGAGATCAGCCAATACCGCAGGAACGCGTGTCGATATTGCCATGGGCATGGCCACCGATACCAGTGGCGGGATGAGGCAGAGTGGGAGGATGCATACACCTTGGCTCGCAGCAAAAAGAAGCCGAAACCGACCGACGAAGGGGGCTTCGGCTTCGATCAAAACGCTGAACCGCATCCCAATGTACGCGCTGCAATGGCGAAGGCATCGGCCGGACGTTCATCGCTGACACACGGCTGCTAAAGGGTTCAGCCCTCGCCCTGTTCGCCGGCATCAAGGAAACGCGCGATGGCATTGAAGCCAAGACGCTTGACCAGATGGCCGCGCTTGACCGCGTCGCCCGCGTCCTCGGCATGTTCAAGGACAAGCTCGAAGTAGACGTTCCAGAAGACCTGGCCGCTCTGCTCGCAGCTGCTCGTGAACGCGCCATTGGCAATCGGGGGTAGAATGTTGAAGGCGGATTTCACGAAGCAGGTCGCGGCGGACATTGGCGGATTCACCCACGATCCGCTCGGCCACGCCCTGTATGCATTTCCCTGGGGGACGCGGGAGCTTTCCGGGATCACGGGTCCGCGCACATGGCAGCGCGAGGTACTGAACGAGATCGGCGAGCATCTGCGCAATCCAGCAACCAGATTCCAACCCCTGCGCATAGCCCGTGCATCTGGCCATGGGATCGGCAAATCGGCATTGATTTCGATGGTGATCAAGTGGGCGCTCGATACCTGCCCTGACGCGCGGGTCGTGGTGACCGCCAACACGCAGGATCAGTTGGACAGCAAGACGAGCCCGGAAATCCACAAGTGGGCGCGGATGGCGCTCACTGCTGATTGGTTCGATCTGAACAAGCGGTCGATCGCGTCATCTGTGCCGGGCCGCGCGTCCTCCTGGCGCTGCGACCTGGTGACGTGGAGCGAGCACAACACGGAAGCGTTCGCCGGCTTGCATAATCAGGGCCGCCGCATCGTTCTGATCTTCGACGAAGCCAGCGGCATCGCCGACAAGGTGTGGGAAGTTGCCCTGGGCGCGCTGACCGACGCCGATACTGAAATCCTGTGGCTGGCGTTCGGCAACCCCACTTTGAACACGGGCGCTTTCCGCGAGTGCTTCGGCAAGCACCGCAACCTGTGGCGCACCGCGCAAATTGATAGCCGCACGGTCGAGGGCACGAATAAGGCCTACCTGCAGGAACTCGTCGACACCTATGGCGAGGATAGTGACATCGCGAGGGTTCGCGTTCGTGGTATCTTCCCGTCTGCCTCATCGATGCAATTCATCGCCATGGGCTCCGTGGAGGAGGCGCAGAAGCGCGATATCCCTCACGGCCTGCCTGGTGACCCGATTATCTTCGGCCTGGACTGTGCCCGCTTCGGAGACGACGAGAGCGTGCTTGCCATTCGCAGGGGCCGCGACGCGCGATCACTGCCTTGGAAGTCGTGGAACCACATGGATTCCATGATCCTGGCGGGCGATATCGCCTTGGAGGCCGCGCGCTATCACCCAGATGCGATCTTCGTCGATGCGGGCAATATCGGTGCCGCAGTGGTCGATCGCCTGCGTCAGTTGATTCCCGACACGCCGGTGATCGAGGTATGGTTCGGCGGCAAGGGACGCGATGCCGAACTTGAGCCGGGCGTCACGGTGCCTACCGCCGACAAGCGCGCTGAAATGTGGACGCGCATGCGGTCCTGGCTGCGATCGGGGGCTATCCCGGATAAGGAACGCCTGCGCGATGACCTGATCGGGCCGACTTATGCGTTCGCCGCCGACGACACGCGTGTGCAGTTGGAGCGCAAGAAGGACATGAAAAAGCGCGGCCTGCCCAGCCCGGACTGGGGCGATGCGCTGGCCTGCACCTTCGCCGAACCTGTCATGCCGCGCGCGGTGCCAGGCTATCTGGATCCTGACAATCACGGGGGTGGCAACCGCTATGACGAACTCTGCTGATCATGCCTATCAGCAGTATGCGCGGGGCCTCGTTGCGTTGGGTTGGCCGCGTGTCTGGGTGATCAACAACGAGCCTGCACTGCGAGCCCGTTTTGCGAGGGATGGGCAACCATTTCCCCCGCCGCCCGCTCCAGCGGCCCCACGCGATCGATATGAGGAGCTATGACGGCAATGCAGAGCTCAACGCCCAGCGATCCAAGCGCTGCCCTTGACGATTACTTCCGCAATAGCCGCGTGCCCGAAACCAGCAGCGACCTGGCATCATCTGTGTGCGCTGCGCTCAACGCTGCTGGGTATGACATCGTGAAGGCTACCGGCCGAAGTGCCGATCTCCGCGTCATCCCCTGCGAGCCGCGTGGCGACGACGTGCGCCGCGCGCTGCTCGATATTCTGGTGCTGGCCCGGCGTAGGGAACTGTCTTCCGTGGCCATCGCCTATGTCGATCGTGACGGTTGCTCGGGCTGCGCCTATTCTGCCGCACCATCGCGTGCCACGCAAATTGGATCGGTCGAGGCAATGAAGCACCGCTTGCTGCAAAGCTGGCTGGGTGCATAGGGCGGGCGATCTCGATCTGGTAAATACGACGCGGGATTGATGTGACGAACGGTAAGGCTATTAGCGATCAGCCAGATTGTTCTTTTCCCACTTGTCGCACATGGCGGCGGTCACATGAATTGTCGGTAGATTGACATCCAAAATTGCAAATGCTGGGTGGCGATCGATCTCATCTTCTGCCGCCGCCAAGATGATGCCGATCTGGCGTGAAGCCACAAGTGCACTGCTGTAACGGATTTCCACCTTTCGGCCATCCGATCGCATCGCTGTTGCGACGATGTCTGTGCCCTCTCTTTTCTGGTCCTCTATGTTCATGGATCATGCCTTAATGGTTGTGACCAGCATTTAGGCCGCCGATGGAAACTCGGCAACCGGCGGCCGGGATTCACGCCCCACGCTGCCCCGCATAGGCCGGTCTCCTGCATCGACAGGAGGCACCTATTTGCAGCACGCCCACCATTCCGACGCCAACCGCGCGGCAAGCCACCAAGCTGCCTGACGCAGGCGCGCCGACCAGTAGCAACGACAACAGCAACTGGCGCAAGGCCATTCTCGCCGGCATGGTGACGTCGCCGCAAGGTGTGCTGGGCTCGCCCACGACCAGCAAGACAACGCTCGGCTGATGGCAGACCGGCCCACCCTCTCAGCCCGTGTGCAGGCTGGGCCGCTGGACGATGATCGCGCCCGTGCGATCCGCAAGCACTGCGAGATGCGCCTTGGCCAACTGAAATCGATCCGCAGCGATTATGAGCAGGAAGCGGAGCAGATTGCCCGCTTTGCCCAGCCTGCACGCTCTCGATTCCTGTCCAACAGCAAGGACCAGAACAGCGGCCGGCGCCGCATGTGGAACAAGACGCTGTTCGATCCGCACGGCATCGAGGCATTCCGCACGCTCACCAATGGCATGACATCGGGCTTGTCGAGCGCCTCGCGCCCCTGGTTCACGCTCAAGACTGCCGACGATGCGATGATGGACGAGCCTGGTGTGCGTGACTGGCTGAGCGAAGTCGAGCGCCGCATGTACACGTTCTTTGCGCGGACCAACTTCTACGGCGCAGTGAAGGCCGGCTATGGCGAAATGGGCCTGTTTGGCACCGAGGCCTGCGTAATGGTCGAGCACTGGCAAGCCGGCGCCGTCTGCCATCCCCTGACGTTCGGCGAATACTGGATCGCCATGTCTGACGCCATGGTTCCCGATACGCTCTATCGCCTGTGCTCCATGAGCGTGAAGCAGGCCGTGGACACGTTTGGCGATGCTGTCTCTCGTCCCGTGCGGGCGCAGTACGATAGCAGCCAATACGACAAATCCGTCGAAATCTACCATGCCATCGAACCTGATCCCGACCATCAACCCAGACGCTTGGGCGCAAAGCCATGGCGCAGTGTCTATTGGGAAACCGGCGGCAAGGCAGGCTCGGTGCTCAAGGTGTCGGGCTATGCGGACCAGCCCTTTTGGGCGCCGCGCTGGGACGTGGTTGGCGGCGATACCTATGGCGTGTCGCCCGGCATGGAGGCCCTGCCGGCCCTGCGCGAATTGCAGATGCAGTCCAAGCGCCGCAATGAAGCTATCGATGCCATGGTCAAGCCCGAGAAGATCGTGCCGCCTGGTGTACGCCTGACCGGCGAGCCGGGCCGCACCGTCACCGCATCCGGCGTGGACAAGGATGGCGTACTGATCCCGTACCAGATGCCCTATCAGGCTGTGGCCGCGATCGGTGGTGAGATCGACAAGTGCAAGCAGCAGATCGACGGCCTGAGCTTTGCCGACTTGTTCAATGCGATCACCAACATGCGCGGCGTGCAGCCACGCAACATGGAAGAGATCGCCGCGCGGAATGAGGAAAAGCTGACCCAGCTTGGCCCGGTGATCGAGCGCGTGGGCAACGAGAAGCTGGAAGTGGCAATCGACCGCGCGTTCGGCATTATGAGCCGGGGCGGGATGCTGCCACCGGTGCCCGAAGCTATCGGCGGAATGCAAATCAACGTCGAGTTCGTCTCGATCCTCCAGCAGATGCAGCGCATGGTTGGCATCGGCCAGATTGAACGCGTGGTGGGCTTTGTCGGCAACCTGGCCGCCGCGCATCCTGAGGCCCTGGACAAGATCGACTTTGACGAAGCGATCGATGAATACGGCTATCGCGCCGGCACGCCCGCTAAGTTGATCCGCACGGCCGATCAGGTGTCTGATATCCGCAACCAGCGCGCACAGGAACGGCAAGCCCAACAGGCAGCAGCGATGGCTCCCGTGGCCAAGGACGGTGCGGCGGCGGCTGAATTGCTCTCCCGCACCGATGTTGGCGGCGGGCAAAGCCTGCTGAACCGGATGCTGCCTGCATGAGCCGGCCAGACCTTACCCAGAAATATAACACGCCGCTTTCTCCGCAGGAGGAGGCGAGGTTTCAGGTGTGGGCCAAAGCTCACAATCGCCAGGCCGACACGTTCGATTATGACTTGCGTGGAGCATGGAAGGCAGATGCCAAGGCCGCATCGAATGGCCATCTGCCCGACACGTGGAAGAAGCCCAATCATCCCACTTTCAGCGACGAAAGCCAATATTCGAACGCGCAGATGCCAGGTGGCCAATGGGTCGAGGGCAAGAAGGGCAAGTGGCAATTCAAGGCATCTGACTGGAACATCAGAAACCTTGGCGTCAAAGGCTTGCAGCAATACTTCCAGCAGGTCGAACCTGACGCGGCGTTGATCCTGCCTCTCGCCAATCGCCTCTATCCCAACGATGGTGGCCAATGACGCAAGAGCAGCGCGATGCAGAGTTTCTGCTCTCCCGCCCTGAGTTCATGCGCTTCCTCAGTGCTGCGATTCACGCCGCCGGGATCGTGGGGCAGCAAGTTGGAGCCGATGGGCATTTGACGCGCGATCTCAGCTTTCTTGAGGGGCGCCGCAGCCTGGGGTTCGATTTGCTGCAAATGGCCCATGCTGGCCAGCCCGAGCCGATCCGCGCCAGCGACACGCAGGCCCTGACGACACTCACCGCAGCGCTTCGCCAAACTCTCAACCCGCAGGATACCGCAAATGACCGACGCCGCACCCGCACAGATCGATACGCCGACCTCCCCGACGCTGACGCCTGATGCAGCGCCCGCCGCCGCGCCTTCTGGCGACGGTACTGTGCGGGTGCGGCGTCG